ACCTTCTTCTGCTAATTCTTTGATCCAACGATCAATTCCATCTTTGTATTCCTGCAGAACCATATCAGGGTTGTTGTCTAAAAGATACGCTGTACAGGCCCAATGACTCTTCCCACCAATCTTCCAATCCGGTAGCTTGTTGATTGCAGACACAATCTTCTTGTCATAGTGTTTTTTAATATACGCTTTAACAGTTGTCAGCCACTCCTTTGATTCTACTTCATAGTGTGTATACCATTTTGCTTTTTCCCAAGTCATGCCTTTTGTCGGCATCAACGGCATCATGTTAGCCCCGCGGCGGGTTGCTCGTACTGTTTTCTTTTTAGGTCTTGCTGCTACTTTATTTGCTTTTGCCATAAGATCACTTTCCTAGTCGTGTTACATAGCCCATCAAGTGAGTTGTCGATTTATTTTTGTAATTATAACACTTCTTACTTAATAAGTCAAGAGTCCATAAATACATTACAATGCCTAGATTAAGTCTTTATCAACCAAATCGTACAAACGATTATCGTTTTTTTGATCGAACCATCTCTGAAATGTATACAGTAGGTGGGTTAGATCTCTATATTCACAAATACCTGGGTCCAAAAACCGGTGGCGAAGATTCAACTGAATCTGGTAACTACGATGCAACACAACCGCTGTATAGTAGCGAAAATCCATTGTTTATACAAGATCTTTTGTTACTAGAAAACCGAGATCGTGCATACGACAAAGATGTTTATCGTATGCGTGGTGTGTATAATGTACAAGATATTGATTTTGATTTATCACAATTTGGTTTGTTTATACAAGACGGCACACTTTTTATTACATTTCATTACAACGACATGATTGATACATTTGGTAGAAAACTAATGTCTGGTGATGTTATCGAAGTTCCAAATCTTAGAGATTTACATCCTTTAGATCCAGCTATACCTCGAGCATTGCCAAGATACTATGTGGTACAAGATGCTAGTTTTCCCAGTGAAGGATTCAGCCAAACATGGCAACCTCATCTTTGGAGAGTAAAAGCCACTCCAATGGTAAATGCACAAGAATATCAAGAAATTATTAACAAACCGTTTGTGTCAGAGCAAATACACGACAACGGAAACTTTTATCCGGCAGGTAGTATTGTAAATTACGGTGACACATACTATCAAGCAAAAGTTGATGTTCCTGTTGGTACTGAAATTACCAACACCACTTACTGGTCAACATATACTCCACCTGCCGAAGAAACATATGGAAGTACTCGTGACAAAGATACCGAACTCAATGACGCTATCTTAGCACAAGCACAACTTGAAGTTCCGCTTAGTGGATATGACACTGTTAGTTTTTATATTGTACCTACAACAAATGAAGGTTATCCAGCTGATCCAACAGCAGTTACAGCAGGCGGTGGAACATCTCAAACCGCAACAACAACTACTACTATTCCGATAAAATATACCACAGGAACAGTGACTTTTAGCGACAGTGCAGATATTTCAGCATCAATCGGTGTTGAATTTCCGCCTGATCCTACCGACGAGGATTATTCATTAAGAACCGACTTTTTTCCACTTCGATTGTATCAATACGATTCTACCCAAGAGACATGGAGTCAAGTCGAGCTTGACAATAATTCTATAGTTTCATACAATCTTGATCCTGTTGAGCCGGTTGTAACATCTGAATCTATTACAGTAGATTCGACATCTATAACTGCCGGAGATGCCGCAGCAACTCCAAGGGGAGATGGATACACATTGGGTTATTTAACCGGAGATGGGATTGCACCAAACGGCTTACCGGTTACACCGGGTGTTAGTTTTCCAGTTGATCCAGCAGAAGGAGCATTCTGCTTACGTCTTGATTATTTTCCAAATAGACTTTTTAGATATGATGGCAAACGCTGGCTTAGAATTGAAGATAATGTAAGAACTGATCTTACAAATGGTCCATTAAATCAAACACTGCGTTCTAGTTTTGTCAACAACCCATACACTGTTAGAACAACAGATCAAGGCGCTATTCCGAGCAGACAAAGTCTTAGTGACCTGTTACGCCCACGTGCCGATAATGGTAATGATGGCGGCGGATTTGAACCAAACCCTAGACCAGGAACTCAGCCCGGACAACGAAACGACGGATAAAACATGCAAACATTTTTTTATGATGAACAGATACGACGATTTTTGCTACAGTTTGCTAGAATTTTTTCAAACTTTCAAGTTGAATATGGCAAAGACGACAACACCGGAGCACCCACTCTGTTGCGTGTACCTGTGAGATACGGTGATGCCACACGTCAGGCACAAACTATCATACAGCAAAATTCAGCTTCTAGTATGCCATCAACTCCGATGATTTCATTTTACATCGGAGCACTTGATTACGACCGGCAACGTATGCAAGAACCATATCATGTCAGTAAAACACAATTACGACAAAGAACATACGATCCCGGAACCGAAACTTACGAAGTTACACAAGGAAATGCTTTTAGTGTTGAACGATTAATGCCTGTTCCGTATCGTTTACAATTAAATGCTGATATTTGGACATCGAACACACACCAAAAATTTCAAATATTTGAACAAATTGCTACCTTGTTCAATCCAGCACTAGAAGTACAAAGTACCGACAATTTTTTAGACTGGACAAGTTTGAGTGTTGTTGAACTAGAACAAGTACAATGGAGTAGCCGGTCAATTCCGGTAGGCGACGACGATCCAATTGACATAATGACAATGAGATTTACACTTCCTATATGGATTAGTAGTCCAGCCAAAGTTAAAAAAATGGGTGTTGTCGAAAGAGTTATCAACTCGATTTATGACGAAGCCGGAGATTTACAAGATGCTGTTATTAATAACGATTTGTTGTTAGGAAACAGACTTAAAGTAACTCCGTTTGGGTATCAAGTGCTGTTGATAGGAAACAAATTACAAGCACTAAACGAAAGCACAGTGGTAAATCCAACTAATAATAACACTGATCCGCAATCAGCAGTACCAAGCAACGAGCAATGGCATGCAATTGTCAACATGTATGGAACACTTCGTGAAGGTGTAAGTCAAGTGAGGCTAGACAGTCAATTTGACGACACCGAAATAATCGGTACAGTTTCATACGATCCAACAGATGATAATTTCTTATTGTTTGACGTTGATACTGACACTATTCCGCAGAATACATTGAATCCTATAAATGCTGTAATTGATCCGTTGGTGTCTGGCCCTGGCGTTGGATTACCTGATGCCGCAGTAGGACAAAGATATTTAATACTTCAAGATCTAGGTAACACATCAAATACAGTGTCAGCTGCTTGGGGTAAAATATCAGCATCAGCTAATGATATCATCGAATACGATGGTGCTTTTTGGAGGTTGGTGTTTGATAGTTCAACCAACACCAATACACAATTTGTTACCAACTTGACAACTGGATTACAGTATAGATGGACCGGTGAAGAAGGATCGGAATGGGTCAAAAGCTACGAAGGATTGTACCCGGGGGGTGAATGGAGTCTTGTGTTATAAGTGCAGTTGGGGCATGGTTTTATGCTACAAATACTGACCGTTATCTATATCTAATGAGAAATGATAAACGCAATCTTGGTTCGTGGGGATTGCCTGGTGGAAAAGTTGAAAAACAAGAAACTTTTCTTGATGCTATTGTTCGAGAATGCCACGAAGAACTTGGGTCAATGCCCGAGTACAACAATATATTTCCGCTTGAACAGTTTAACACACCTGATGGCAAATTTTCGTATCATACATTTTTTATTGTAATTGATAATGAATTTAAACCAATATTAAATCACGAACATTTAGGATATGCATGGATTGATTCGATGCATTGGCCTAAACCAATGCATCCAGGGCTCTGGAATACTGTAAATTTTGATGTTATTAAAAATAAAATTTCAACAATAAGACAACAAATTTTAAATCAATAGCGTCCAATAACTACTTCAATTGTTCCTTCGCCGTCGCTATGATCTTGCAATGCTTTACCAATAACAGTACCCATTTTAGGATCATCAGATGCCATTGCACGACCGTTGCCTGCACTAACCATCATGTCACCTTTGTGTACTGGTCCTATTACTTTACAAGGTACACGTCCTTGTAGAGCTAGAGGAACAACATGATTGCCTTCTTGTGCTGCATTCATTAGATGTGCTGGATCTGTTGATACCACGCCTGCTACACGTTTACATTCAGCTGTATCACACATTGTAATTTCTTTGTCACCACCAAACATCACAACTGTACCTGGTTCAATGTCAGCATCTGCTTCATACATCTCTGCTAAGTCAGCGTATTGTGCTTGAGTAGTAGTAGCAGTAATTACACCTGCACTAAAGTTACCGCTACCATCACGGAACACAATAGTGCTTGCAGTGTTTGCGCTTGTAGCGTTTGAAGTAACAGTAAATGTACCGCTTGATGCGCTACCACTGATACCGCTACCGCTTGTAGCACCTGCTGTCAACTTACCATCCAACTGTGTTTGGATTGCACTTGTAACACCATCTAGGTAACCAAGTTCAGTCGATGTAACTGCCGATACTCCAACTTTACCACTACCATCTGACACCAACGCTCTTGACGCTGTTAAGTTTTCAGTATCAATTGTTGTTGCCGCACCAGTGATTGTTGCTTGTTTACCATCCAACTGTGTTTGGATTGCACTTGTAACACCATCAACATAGTTCAACTCTGCTGTCGTTGCAGTGACACCATCCATTTTGTTAAGTTCTGCTGCCGTAGCTGTTATATCAGTTCCGCCGATTGCAATAGTTGTGGCATTCATCTTGCCGTTAACATCTAGTGGCACATCCATGTCCCAACGACTGTTAGTGTTATCCCATGTCAGTGACGCATATTCGCTCCCAACTGGACCAACTTTAATACCGCCGCCGTTAGCCTCTGCACTTGTAGATGCATTGTTAGCAACGTTGATTGCTAGGTCTGCAATTGTAACAACTGTACTATCAATTGTTGTTGTAGTACCTTGTACTTCTAGGTTACCTGTGATAATTGAATCACCTGTGATATCAAATCCACCTGCGTGTGTAACTGTTACAGTTGCATCAGCAATATTGCCTACAATGTTGCCACCGGTAGCAATAACCTCGACTTGGCTTGTACCATCGATAATTTTAGTAGCATCAACTCCAGTTAGTCCACTACCGTCGCCTATAAAAGCTGCACCTGTAATGTTGCCCGTGGCAACAACTTGACCTCCGGTAATGATGTTACCGCCGGTGACATTACCTGTGTCAGTAATACCATTTGTTCCATCTAATGTAATTGCCATCGTTGTTTAATCCTTGTTATCAGTATTTATCAAATTGAAAAATATCTATTAGTTTAGTTATAACACCGTTAGTGTTGATCCTGAAGCAACTTCAACATCACCTGTGATGTCAACTGGTCCAACCATTAACGCATTGATGTCCCCGTCTACAACAACACCTGTTTCACTTATAGTTTTTGGATTCGAAATAAACCCTTGAGTAAGTACTTTACCAATCCCAAACTCAACTGTGCCGTTCTTTCCATTGACCGAAACTTTAACATTGCCGTTAGTATCAGGTATCGATACATTTGATGTACCATTTGAAATGCCCGATGCACCCGGAATATTAGTTAGTCCGCTACCATCACCAACAAAAACACCGCCTGTTGTTTCAATGTTGCCAGTTGCTTCAACTAGTCCACCTGTAATAAAATTACCACCAGTTACGTTACCAGTAACCGATAAAGATGATAATGTTCCAACCGATGTGATATTTGTTTGTGCTGCTGTTTCTAGTGTACCAGCAATATTTGTAAATGCACCTCTTGTACCAGCAACGTTACCACCTGTGATGTTGCCTGTGGCATCAACTAGCCCTGTTGTATTTAAATTAGCACCATCGATGTTGCCCGATGCTGTTACAGTAACAGTTGTTACATCTGCATCAGATACTAAGTTACCGCCTTGTACATTACCTGTAAAGGTTGCTGTGGTACCATCAAGTGTTGTAACTGTACCTGTGCTTGCATCAATATCGCCTGTTGCTACCACGTCTGTTGTGTTAACAGTTGTAGCATTAACAGTTGTGATGTTACCGGTTGTGTATGTAGCTAGTGTACCATCTAGTGTTGTAACTGTACCTGTAGCTGCATCAATATCACCTGCTGTGATAAAGTTACCACCAGTGATGTTACCGGTTACAGTTGCTCCTTGATCAACCACCAATCCATCTGCAACTGTAATAAATGCTTCATCATCAGACTTGAATGTGTCAGCAACAACAGTTGTAGCAACAACACTTGCACTTGTTTCAATATTACCAGTTGCGTCTATTGCGCCTCCAGTGATCAAGTTAGCACCAGTTACGTTACCTGTAAATGTTGCTGTAGTACCATCTAGTGTTGTAATGCTACCAGTTGAGGCATCAATATCACCTGCTGTGATAAAGTTAGCACCAGTTATGTTACCGGTTGCTGTTATAGTTGTGTCGGTTGTAATTGCATCGTGTGCATATAAGCTACCAACTTCCGATGTACCCCAATCAACAACTGTTACAACATTATCTGCAATTGTGACATTTGCTGCAGAAATCATATTTCCTGCGCTGTTATCAAACCCTTGGAATGCTTTTTGTTGTTGTGAATTTGATGTATCGTAGTAAACTAATTCACTACCGCGGTCTTTGCCATCATTGCTTGTTAACGTAGCACCGTTGGCACCCATACCTTGAACAATGATTGGATCTTCGACTCGCAAATCATCAACATTAATATACGTAATGTTACCAGAAACTGTTAAGTTTCCTCCAATTGTAGCATTACCTGATGTAGCTAGTGTACCAACACTTGCCAAACTAGCAGTAATAAGATTACCACCTGTAACGTTACCGGTAGCATCTACTACACCTGCTGTGATAAAGTTAGCACCGGTTACGTTACCGGTTGCAACAACTTGTGCATCTGAGTTGATATTGCCACCATCAACATTGCCACTAAAGTCAGCAGTTGTACCATCTAGTGTGGTAATGCTACCTGTGGCTGCATCAATATCACCTGCTGTGATAAAGTTAGCGCCAGTTACGTTACCAGTTGCAACAACCTGTGCGTCCGAATTGATATTACCGCCATCAACATTACCACTGAAGTCAGCACTAGTACCATCTAGTGTGGTAATGCTACCTGTAGCTGCATCAATATCACCGCCAGTGATTAAGTTACCAGCTGTTATATTGCCGGTTGCATCAACAGCACCAGATGTAGTTAAGTTGCCACCTGATACATTACCAGCTGACGTAACTGTTAAAACATTAGAAATAGTGTTATTGTTAAGATCAATAGGATCAGCAACACTAATTGGGCCTGCGTCACCACTGATAATCGATTTACCTGCGCCTAGAGCTAAATCGCCATTTATTTCAATTTGACCACTACTAGTTGTTAACGCAATGTCAGCACTTCCAGAAGCAGTTAAGTTAATTGCTGCTTCAGACTGCATTGTTAATACACCGGTACCGGTTGTTTTTTGTGTTAAACTTTGATCTTCGTCGGCAGTAACAACAATAGTACCTGCTTGTGATTCAAGAACTTTTTGACCGTCAACATAAAGCGATCCAGGACCGATCCAAACATCGTTCCACATTCTTGTTGAACTACCTAAGTCATATGTAACGTTTGCAGCCGGAAGAACATTACCAGTAACTTCCATTCCGCTAGATGAAAACTCAGCAATTTCGCTGTCGGCAACACCAACTGTTATATTACCGCCAGAGCTTACAACTGTAACATTACTTGTACCGTTTGCTATTGAGCCTGTGCTGATATTACCCACTTGTGAATTAACGTAGGAAACAGTTGCAAGGTTTCCTGCTCCACCAGCAGTTGATCCATCATGTATTCTTAATGTCCAGTTGGTTGTATCGACTGTAATCTCGCCTACAGCCCCAGTAAAGACATCGTTCTCTGACCCGGTTCCTCTGCGATATTGTACTTGTGTGCTCATTCTTTTATTTCCTACTGTGTACTATTTATGTAGTAATAACCGCTCGGTCTGTAACTCTACGCCAGTTAGTACCATCGCTAAATGCTGGTACTGCACCACCTACATCATTTGTAACAAACGCCATCATACCAACTGTGTCGGCAGCAGGCAACCCGCTAACTGTATAATTAGGAAGTCTAAATAATTGTGGGCTGTCGTATAAAAATTCAAGATCATAAGATAAAGTAACCGAATCAGTTATCAATCCCAAATCTAACGAATCAGTAACGGCATCAGTTATTAATAACATGTCGCCGCCGACAGCAAAAATAGGTTCGCTACCTTCGCCACTGTCGTATGCAAATGTTATAGTTCCAGTTGCTGCGTCAGTTGTGATAGCTATATTGTCTCCAGCTGCAAATGTAGCTGTTGCGCCGATTGCATTGGCAACAACATCGCTTTGCCCTGAAACAGATATTGTACCAAACGATTCAATATCGGTTAATACACTACCGTTGCCGATAAAATAATCGGCTGTGATGTTGCCTGTGGCAACAACGCCACCGCCGGTATTTAAATTACCAGCGGTGACATTTCCTGAGTAAGTTGCAGTTTTGTTACTTGCTAATAATGTAATTGCATTTCCAGATGTTTTGTAAAATAAATTACCATCTTCGTAATTAAGCGCAAGTTCACCATACTCGAGATCGCCGGTTAACGGGACCGAGTCAGCTGTACTACTGCGCTTAATTTGAATTACATTAGTCATTATTAGTAAGTTCCACCGTCGATGTTATCATCAGCGTTGAGAACAACAGTTCCATTTTTGTATATATCAGCTGCATACAAATCGCCAACAATTCCAACACCACCTGCAACTTTCAATGCACCAGATGTAGTGCTTGTTGCTGCTGTTGTTGCTGTAACATTTGCTAGTGTGCTAATTGTAGCTGTACCAATATTGGCTACTGTTAGATTACCAAGACTTGTAATATTTGGTTGTGCCGCAGTTTCGATTGTACCCGCAATGTTTGTAAATGCACCCCGTGTACCATCAATATTACCACCTGAAATGTTACCAGTTGCGGTAATTGTAGTTCCAGCTGATATTAACCCTGCTGCAACAATTGCCGCATCCGAGTTCAAGTTACCACCATCAATGTTGCCACTAAAGTCAGCAGTTGTACCATCTAGTGTAACAATTGTACCTGTGCCAGCATCAATATCACCTGATGTGATAAAGTTAGCACCTGTGATATCTCCGGTTGCTTCAACTGCGCCACCAGTAATCAAGTTACCACCTGTGATGTTACCGGTTACACTTGCTAATCCAGTAGTAATCAAGTTACCAGCATCAACGTTGCCAGTTACATCTAAACTTGTACCAGTTGCTTCGCCAATATCTGGAGTTGTAAGTGGAGCACTTGCTTTAATGCGTAGTGTGTCAGCACTAATTTCAAGTGTGCTATCATCAACATTGACATCGAGTGTGTTACCAGTTTTACTTAAACCGTCACCTGCTTGTATAGCACCTGCACCTGAGAATTGTGTAAATTCAATGTCGGTTGAGCCAACTGTTACAGGTGAGTTTGTAGTACATACAAAACCAGCATCTTGGTTAACTGTACCTTCTTCAACAAAGGTAAAGCCTCCAGGAATTTCTGCACCAGGATCACCGTCAAAGTCTCCAGCTCTGGTCAGTACTGCTTGAGTGCTTCCATCACCTACTGTGGTCAATACATAGATACCGTTGTACGGAGCATTGCCGCCGGATTCGTCTTTAATTAACACACGCTCGTTGCTTGTAAGTGTTACACCGTCAACAGTTTGCATTGCACCGTTGGCGTTAAATGTAATAGTAGCACCTACACCGCTTGACCCGTTGTCATATGTGTATGCGTTGCTTAGAGCTGCTGTAGTAGCTGCTACAACACTTTCTTTGATGTCAAGACCTTCAGCAACCGAATCAACATATGCTTTGTTTGCAGCATCGTTGTCACCAGATGGAGTAGCAACACTTGTGATACGTGCGCTTGAAACATCAACAACACCTGTACCATTTGGATCAAGTGTAATATCGCCATTGGTATCAGTTGAACTAATGGTTGGGCTAGCACCCTGGAATGCAGTCGATGTAATTGTAGCACCGCTAACATCGCCTGTTGCTACTACTGCACCACCTGTAGTTAAGTTGCCACCGCTAACATTACCAGTTGCATCTACTACACCTGCTGTTGTTACGTTGCCACCTACTACGTTACCTGTAGCACTTACAATGCCTGCTGTATTGATATTACCACCGGTTACGTTACCGGTTGCAACAACTTGTGCATCTGAGTTAATGTTACCACCGTCAATGTTGCCACTAAAGTCAGCAGTTGTACCATCTAGTGTTGTAATAGTACCAGTTGCAGCATCAATATCACCTGCTGTGATAAAGTTAGCACCTGTGATATTACCAGTTGCAACCACTTGTGCATCTGAGTTGATATTACCACCATCAACGTTGCCACTGAAGTCAGCACTAGTACCATCAAGTGTTGTAATAGTACCTGTAGCTGCATCAATATCACCTGCTGTGATAAAGTTAGCACCACTAACATTACCAGTAGCGTCTACTAAACCACCGGTGATAAAGTTAGCACCACTAACATTACCAGTTGCAACCACTTGTGCATCTGAGTTGATATTACCACCATCAACGTTACCACTGAAGTCAGCAGATGTACCATCTAGTGTGGCAATTGTACCTGTTGTGGCATCGATATCGCCGCTAACTGCAAGAGTGTTAGTTCCTTCATTAAAGGTAAAGTTTGCACTAGCACCAAATCCGCCAGCACCGTCGTTGTACTGAATTTGTGTGTTTGCGCCTGACGGTTGTTGCACATCAAATGCAGCACCGTTAGCATAGAAATAACCATCTGTTAAGATTGCGTTAACAGTAATGTTGCCTGTGACATCAGCATTACCTGCAACATTTGCACCATCGGTTGTGACAACAAGAACGTCATCTGTTCCGCCAACTGATATAGTAACATTGCCGTCGGCAACTGGCACAGAAACATTTGATGTACCGTTTGCTATACCGTCGTTGTCGATAGTTACCGAACTAGCAGAAGTAATCCGCCCCTTGGCATCAACTGTGATTTGTGGTACTGTTGTTGCAGAACCGTATGTATTAGCAGCAACACCACTGTTAGCTAGTGTAAGTGTAATATCACCAGTAGAGCCAACTCTGTTACCTGTGGCATCTCCTGTAATATCAACTTTGGTTAAGTCAACAATTGACGCAGAACCATTATCGATCTTTGTGTAAAGACGTCCATCGTTTGTGTTAATTGCAACTTCACCCAAAGCAAGATCGCTGGTGCCTGGAGCAGCATTAGCGGTCGAATTTCTTTTAAGTAAAATTGTATTGGCCATTCCTCTTTCCTTAATAAGTACCGGCGTCCACAGTCTGACGGTCGTTTAACATTTTAATCCAATCAGTCCAGGAACTGTTCCAGTAAGATCTATTCCATTGTACATCTGAATCTGACGAATCAACTGTACCAGGATAAAAAACTTGAGTAATTGCATCATCTGCAGTTAATACTTCAAGTACACCTACAAAAACAGTGCTGTCAGTCGGGGTTCCGGTGGTTCCCGACCAATCAACTCTATTTACCTTGTAGCTTCCCATTTCTGTCAGGCTATTCCAATTTGCTCCAGCTGTTCCTCGGTCTGCAAACGAGTCTGATGAGACTAGTCCTTTGGGTCCGATATATCTTGCACCGCTGATATAAATTGATTTGCCTGTTACTCCTGCTGCAATATCAGAAGGAATATTTTGACCAATAAAGTTCAAGACACCAGCTTGGTAGTCAAAAAACCATTGATCGTCATTGCCGCTACCAGCAGCAAAAATCTTTGTACCTGTCGACTGTGGAGTCGATGATCCTGTATCATCGATATAAACTTCTACTAGATAACTGGTACCAAATTCAGTACCAATCCAGTCTGTTAATCCAGTAAGCCATGTTCGATTATCGCTTGATGTTCCGTCTTCGGTACACTCAACAGTGGCTGAAAAAGATCCACTACCGTCTTTGTATATTTCAACAATACTAGTTGTTTCGCTTGGTTTGGAAGACGGAATACTACCAGACTGTTGCCAAATGTTTTCAGCACGTAAAAGCAAAGGACTAGGTATAGTTTCCTCAAATGCTTTTTTATTAGCATTTGTATCTGTTTTGGCCATACCATAGCCAATTTTTTTCCATAAGTAATCGACTTTTTGCGAATCAGTAATTGCCATATTATCCAAAACTCCACGAAGTTATGTAATCACCTGATGCCAATGCAATATTAAACAAAATTTGATTTCCTGTTGAATTAGTTGAACTTTCAGTACCAAAAGTTAAAGTATATGTGCTACCCGAAACAACCGATCCTGTTGGGACTGTTGTTCCTACTGCACAACCATCACTGCCGTTTCCGCCTGGGCCTGTTCCCGGTACACCTGAACCGTTGTAGGTTGATGTTGCATCAATCCAGCCACTTAGTCCACTAGTTGTATCAATTGTTGATCCCGGAAGAGCCAACCATAATCCTGAAATTTTACCAGTAAAGGTTACTGTGATACTACTTTTTGCATTGCGTCTAAATGCACCTCTAAAGTATTGAGTTCCAGATCTTCCTGTTGCCAAATCTGGACCAACAGGCAAATAACCACTTGACAAATCAGTACTAAAGTGTTTTAATTGATTCCAACGTACTACAGCTTCGTCGGTGCCTGCAATAGTTTCAGCACCTGACCAAGCATGATCGGTATAGTAATTTGTACTGCCCACAAATGTTGGATTTGCTCCGCTTGCACCGCTTATTGCAATACGTAATCCTTCATCATTCCATAAAGAACTGCTGGAAGTTACACTGATATTGTCTTCAACAAATCCACTTGGTGTGGCTGTGAACATTTGGATTTTAGTAGGATGTTCAGCATAACTTCCTGTTCCATTTACGTTGTATGTTCTAAATTTAATTGTTTCAACAGCATACACACTAGAACTTGTTAGTGCTACACTCACATTACCAATTGCATATGCTGATCCTGATGTTTTACCAGTATCTGCAATCGGAATACCGCCTGACAAGTATGTGACTGCACCATCAAGTTGTGCATATGTTTTATACTGCGTTGACACTACCGAACCACTAGTAGACTCGTCGTTTGTACCTGAGGCAATCTCAAACGGTGATGATGTGTTGCGGTATGTTTGCCCAATCCAATTGTATATTTCAGTGCCGGACAAATCAACAGTTGGACTACCTGTATTATAGTAAGGAACACCCGAAATGTATCTATAGGTCCCAGCAGTTCCTTCTGCAATTGTGGCACTTGTTAAATCTACAGTAGGTGTTGATGTTACATCGTCTTTGACAAATTCGATAGTATTTGTGTTTCCTGTTGTGCTGTGACTGATCAAGTAGTCGCTTATACCTACAGGAATAGCCGATGCTGTGATACCAACTCTTGTTGTAAAGCCTTTATACAAATCTGGTGTGTAAATTGATGATGCAAACGATGTACTGCTACCTGATGAGGTCAACAGGTTATAGTCTGATTCAGCTGCAACCACCAAGTACCCGTATGTTCCTGATTGGTCTCCAGATGCTAATGTAACATTACCGCTCTCTGTGCCGTTAAAGTATGCTTCGAGTGTTCCAGCATCGCCGTTATATGCATATGTAGATGTGGTTGTACTGCTTAATGTTCCCGATGTGCTTGTTGTACGACTTACACTGTCACCTGCACTCAACCCTGTACCGCTGGTGTTATCTGTTGCACTTGCTGCCAAAAGTGGGCTTGATCCTGTGCTACCGCTAAAGCTAATAGTTTTTGTGCTGAGTCCATTTGGTGCGGAAATATCAGGATCATAAACTTTTAATGCTAGTGTATCACTGGTTGGAATAACGCTTGGATCAGCAGTGGTATGACTGTCAAGTGTCACTGTTATAGTTCTTGTGCCGGTTCCGCTTGACTGCCCGTCAGCATAGGTGTGGCTGATCCTGCCGCCACCAACACCACCTGGATCGCTATCTGAACCAATGCTATCGCTAGTACCGTCACCCCAGTTAATAGTGTAGGTAACGTCGGCCATTGATGTGTTTGTTGTAAAGTTCTCTAACCAAATTGCATCTCCTTCATCAACATACAAATCATTTCCTGATAGTGCTGATCCACCTGAACTTGCCCGATATAAGTTAAATGATACAACCGGGTCAGCAGTGTAGATAATAATATAATCTGATCTTGAGAATGATGCTTCTGACCCGGTGCCGGTACCGCCGTTATTAAATGCTCTTACTGTTACAGTGTAAGGCGATCCGCTGTTGTCAGTGTAGGTGTGACTTGGTGTGCTATCTGAAGTGTTATTAGAGTAATTGCCATCGCCCCAGGTAATATCATAACGGTTAGGATTTCCAACACTGGTGATTGTTAATGTAACTGTGGTTCCTTCGCCACCGTTGGTTGGACTTCCTGTAAATGTTGTACTTTTGACATAAGTGTCGTTTCTTATGTTTTCCATTGCTTCATTTAAGTCGTCAAGTGCATCAGTTACATAAGTGCCGGCAGTCCAGTCGGTTACTGATCCGTTTCCAAGATCTCCATCAGTCGGTGTTCCAATTGCAATAACATTGGCACTTGTAGTAATATTACCTTGTATGTTACCAATAACAGTTTCAAATCTACCTATGGTACCTGAAACATTTCCTGCGTCAACATTACCTGTAACAGTTAAGCTGTCAAGTGTGCCCACTGATGTGATATTAGTTTGTGCCGCTGTGGTTAATGTTCCCGACAAGTTGGTTGCATTGACATTGTTTGCTCCAACATTAGCAGTTGTAGTAACATCTCCGGTTAGACTTGCTAGGTTTCCAGTATACGTAGGTAGGTAGTTAGCTACATCGGAATTTCCGTAACTGGCAGGCAATCCTGAAATAAATGCACCGTTGCCTAGTAGATAAGTTCCTTCGATATTGCCAGTGGCTGTGATATTGCCGGTTGAAGTCAAACTTGCAACATCAACTCCAGTTTCAGTGAACACAGCAACATTGCTAGTACCATTAATACTAACATTAGCATTGCCGCTTGGCGTTTGAATTTCTATCGATGTATCACCGTTGAATATTTTGTCGCCGGCTATATTTCCTGTTAACGATGCATTTCCAGTAACACTAAGATTACCGGTAATTACCACATCAGTTGCAGTTGCAGCAATCACATTTGACGTTCCGTCAACAGATATAGTTGCACTAGTTGATGTTACTAATACATTGGTATTTGCTGATTCAATTGAGCTAACCGATAAGCCAGTAAGCCCACTACCGTTACCAATAAATGTGCTAGCAGTGACATTTCCGTTTGCTGTAATGTCTCCGGAGACCGATATGTTTGCTACATTTGATAAGCTGATATTACCAGATAAGTTACCACTAACTTCAAGGTCTTGAAAGTAACCTTGTGTAAAACTATTGTTTGCAGAACCAAGTGTGTACACACCGGGAATTGACGGAACAATACTGGCATTGGCTTGTATTACACCAATACCGTTGGGTTTTAATATTAGATTTCCGTTGGTGTTGTCTACCGAAATTTCGTTGTTGGATATGGTTATGTTTGATCCAACTGGACCTGCATTCCACACATTAGAAAAGTTGTCGTTAACTTTAGTAAATGCAGTGTACAGGCTATCACCATCTCCAGAATCTGGAGCCGAGCCGGTATTAATTGTTAGTTGATTTGCCATCCAAAACTAGTCCTACTTGTTCTAGTTATTTATGGTAAAATTAAAATTGTGAATTGCGTAGTTTTGGATTAATGTTTTCCAACAACTATTTCAATTGTGCCGTCGTGTTGATTGGTTTGTAAACTTTTTCCAATGATACAGCCAGGTTTTGCATTGTTGTTTACTCGAGCATATCCGTCAACATCGCTTACTAGAATATCTCCCTTTTCAACCGGGCCTCGAACTAGACAAGGCACACGACCGATCAATGCAAGATCACAAACATGATTGCCATCAAGTGTGCTGTTCATTATATAAGCTGGTTGAGTAGATACAACACCTGCCACACGATGACTATCGGGGGTGTTGCAGATTGTAACTTCTTCATCGCCGCCAAACTCTAAAACAGTGCCCGGTTGATAGTCTTGATCAGAAAGGTACTTTTCAGCTAAGTCAGCATATTGTGCAGATGTAGCTTTAGCAAAAATTGTGTTGAATGCAGCACCCGATGCACCGATATTACCAACTCCGTCAGTTCCGCTGTTTACAATTGCAGTAGCAGCATCGTTGGCATTTATTGCTATTACACCAGCTGTAGTTAAGTTACCACCTGTGACGTTACCTGTTGCGCTTACAACACCGGCTGTAGTTAAGTTACCACCTGTGACGTTACCTGTGGCACCAATTGTCGTTGATGCACTAATAGCGCCGGTTATATCAAGTCCTGCAGTAGTAAACACTGCAACATTGCTTGTGCCTGTTACTGTAATATTTGCATTGCCACTTGGTGTTTGTATATCTAGAGACGTTGTTCCGTTTTGTACTCGATCTCCTAAAATGTTGCCCGAAAGACTTGCATTTCCGGTGACACTGAGATTGCCAGTAATCTCAACACCTTGGTCAGTGACTAGTGCCACAGTCGACCCACCGACATTTGCTCGAACATTGCCACCGCTTGCAATTACTTCTACCGAGCTAGTACCGTTTTCAATTTTAGTTGCATCAAGTCCTACAAACCCGGATGTAGCTTCGATACTACCAGTGACTTTTAATCCCGATGACGCCAAGTTAAACACTGTACTACCAGCAACATTACCATCAATGTTGCCACCAGACGACACAACAAACATTTCACTTGTGCCGTTAGAAATACTAGCAGCATCAATGCCCGATAATTGGCTACCGTTACCGATAAAATAGTCAGCACCGACATTTCCAGTTACCTCAAGTTCGCCTTGAACAATTAATCCATCATCAACTATAACAAAAGACGAATCATCGGATCCGATTTGATTTGTAACAATGGTGGGAGAAACTGTTTTTGGTGCTGTAAATTCATCAACTGTAAATGTGTATAGGTTTGCTGTACCGTTTATGTCAACAAATATGTCACCGTTTGGTACCGGAATACTCATTTGAGTTGTTCCGTTTAGAATAAGAGATGCACCGCCAATGTTGGCAACCACATTTGACAAATATCTACCATCACCTATAAAAAATCCATCAGCAGAAACATTGCCTGTAGCGTTTATATCTACAATGCTTAAATCGGTTACTGTGACATTTCCTGACATTTCAACATTGTCAGAATCAATATACACAGTGTCTGTTGGATTTACAGTGACAATATGGTAGTCGCCGTCAACTCTTTTATAGGTGGTCATTTATCAAAGATCCTTCTGCATATTTATTCGTTTGACAAAAGTATCTAACGGTATATGAGATAAATTTGCAAGTGTATCAAACTCTTGTATCTGATGTGTTGTTTCACCAACAACTCTAACAAAATCAACACTAGGATTGTTTGATATAACTGTAGACAACTGTTTTACCCAATTTCCGGTGTAGGTTGGCAAAGCGCCCACTGGTTTGTAATATGTAGTTCCTGCATATATGTTATTAAATTGTCCTTCGGTATTAGGTCCCAAGTCAAACCCCAATAGATAAATTTTACGATTACTGTCATCACATGCAATACCGGCTGCAATTGGTCCACTACTATATCCAAAATACAGCTTTGGTATTTCACGAGCACCTGATTGAGGGAATGGTCGTCGTGTGTAAAATCGATTGTTTTTGCTATAACCCGATTGTTGTATTTCTTTTGCAATTTGTGCATCTGCTGCTACTAGAACTGTTACAGTGTCAGTTCTGTATATTGCATTGCACCCGTATACGTTGCCTACTTGATTTAAAGACTCAACAGAAATCGACTGTCGACTTATTCCGTTACCCAATACAAATGCTATCATAAAAAAGACCCTCCCTGTATGTAGCAGGGAAGATCTTTAGTGTTGAAATTACGATGTGTAATTTTCTGTGATAGCAATAGAAACAGTGTCTCCTTTGGTACCAGAAACAATTGCAGTTCCTTCGTCAGTAAAGAAGTTCAACAGATAGCGGTTGTCGCTGTAGTCAAGTGCCCATTTGTTTGTCAAACGCTTGACCAAAATATCAGTTGAATCATCACGGAAAATTGCAATGTTCATGTTTCCTTCACTCAAGGAACTTGTAGCTTCATTGGCCAATGTAGCAACATACTCGGTTGTAGTTGTTAGTCCATACACCAAGTATTTGGTTGAGCCTTTTTGGCGTACAATTACTGCATCTTCTTCCGACTGGCCTGTGTTTCTAGCACGACATCTGATCACAGGATATGATGCACTTGCAACGGTTTTAAGACCGCCAACAACACCAAAATATTGATCAGAGTTTAAAGTAGCCGGATATACTGCGGCAGTAAGAGATCCAACGTTGTTGAAGCCAATGTCTTTAGTTGTTGACATTTTAATTTTAAGAGGACGACCCATTTGATTTCTCCTTATAGAAGTCCGATGCGGGTTCTAGCCGCTACGCAGAGGTCTCTGCATAAAACACATCATTGTGTTGCATAGCTTTTATTTAGTCGAAAAAAGTACCAATCTGTTCAACCTTTTAAATACAAATATGAACAAGTACATGGAACCGGTGCATGTTCCATGGCGCCATAGGTACTTCTGGGATGGCGGATTGCACTGCATTACATTAGATCTTGAAAGAGAAGGCAAACAAGAAGACTACTTTCCTCTAAGAGGAAATCAAGGAATAATCGACTATGGGTTTGATTAGTACTACATTTGAAACATTTACAAAAAAAGGCCTGCTAAAATATAGCAGACCTTCTCTATAATATTTGATAGGTGGGACTAAGGATTACCCACAAGCGCCAGCACAGATCCTGTCCACGTCCAGCGAAGCCTAGCATTGGATAGTTACTTCCAAAATCTACATCTTCCTGTCTCCAGGCTCATGTAGTGCCACTACAGCTACTAGCCAAGTTACTGCCTCTGTAAGCAGCGTTTCCTTGCACTATCTAACTCAGACCGTCGTCTTTGTTATGTTTATAATATAGTACATCTTGACACGTTTGTCAAGTACTTTTTTATATTTTTTTATATTTTTTTATATTTTTTTTAATTAATGTAGATCTAGTTCGTTTATTTCTTCGCCACAATGAGGGCAACACTTGCCTCCCAGTTGTTCCTTGCATTCACGAAACAGTTTGCGAAGACTTTTTGCTTCTTGGCTCCACTTTTTCATGTTGCCTTTGTTGCGCTCTGCTTTGGGTTTTTGATATTCTTTTTCAATCTCTTTTAATAGTTTTTTAAACTTTTCTTCAAATACTGGTAAGAAGCCTGTGTTGAAAGCCATTTGTAATCTCCAAAAAAATACGCTCCAAACTTTATGTTACTTGCTATTTAAAGTCAATGAAGTAAAAAAATTGTAACAGAAATATGAAATTTTTCTCATAAAAAAACAGGGCCGAAGCCCTGTTTTTGTTTTTATATTAAGTGTAAAACTTAGCTGAAGCTTAGGTTGCTTACAGCAATTTCACCAACATAATCACCTGCGTTACCGAAAGATGACGCTGTGTTTGTTAATTCGATATAACCGTAACGAGTCATAAAGCTCACTACTGGTTCGAATGTTGTTGGATCTAGTACGACACCACTTGACATCAACGGGATGTATGGGCAGTAGAACGCTGCTGCATCTGCTTCACTTGAACCTTTGTAACCAACTAGAACTGGTGTTGTGTCTGACGCATATGAGTCAACAAACACACGCATTGCACCGTTCAATGTACCAACGAATTTTGTGTTTGTTGGTGCTTCGAATGTACCTTCTGTTGTACGTGCAAATGCAGAAGTTGTTGCAGACTGTAGTACAGTCAATGCTGCTGGAGATACAACTGCCCAGTTACCTGCACCACGACGTGTGCGCTGTGCAATCAAGTTTGCAACACGGTTAACAAGCACTGCTAGTGCGGCATGCTCGTCACCAACGAATGTTGCTGTACCTGAAACTGTAGCTTGGTTATATGTAAACTCAGTTTGTGCTAGTGAACGTAGAGACAATAGAATCTCTTGGTCGATTTCAGCAGTAATCTCTTGAGCAAGTGCTGCCATGATTTCTGCTTCAACGTCGATGCCGTGCATTGCCTGAGCATCTTGCGCTGCTTCGAATGTCCAACGAGCTTGTAGCTTACGTGTTTTTGCTTCAACAGCTTGCTTCAAGATTTGAACACTGATCTGACGACCACCAGAACCTTCAAGAATTGAAGTGTCTGCACCGGTGTATGTGCTTTGAGTTGTGCCAGGTACACCAGATGATACGCTAGTTGCACTTGAGTAAGCCTGTGCAATTTTGAACGGGCTTAGTGCTTCTTCGCCAGCAGTTGTTGATGTTGCTGCTGCACTGTTGTCTGTCATGTTGTTTGCATAACGAACACGCAATGTGTGAATTTGACCCACTGGGCCTGTCATTGGCTGAACACCAACGATTTCGTTAGCAATAACAGTTGGCATAACACGTCTGATTACCGGTAAAATAACACGGTTGAGTGTTGCAATGTTACCAGAAACGGTGGAACCCGAGCTGGCATTTTCTTTCAAGTACTTGCGTGTGTTTTCAAGAATAACACCTAAAGTACTACGGCGAGAGCCATTTAGGCCTTCCATAAGGGCTTCTTTGGTCTCGTCCCAACGGCTTTCAAGCAGTTCTTGTGACATTTCTGTCTCCTTTTTTATAGTTTATAGTCCAGCTAAACGTTTGATATCAATAACATTACTTGGGTTGTTGTCATCAACATCAATAGCTGGGCGGTTTTTATCACCAGTTACTTCGCGCACACTCTCACTGATTACCTTTTTAGCTTTCGGCGAGTTTGATTCAGCTAGTACTGCTGGTAGGTATTTTTCGTAAGCATTCTTGAGACGAGATGTCTGAACACTTTCCAAGAGATCTCTCATCACCACACGCTTGTCTTCATTTAGAGGACTAAGAAGTTCTTCCAATGTTGAATTACGTTCATTGGATTCGTGGATTTGTTTAATCTCTTTCTCTTTCGATGCCACAAGATCTTTTGCTTCCTGTGCCACTCGAATTGCTTCACTCAATTGATTGTCTTTTTCTGAAATCACTTGAGTTAATTCACGCACTCTGCGATTTTCACGCAAGTGTGTGTTGCTAAACTCAGAAGCATATGCTTCAAAGATTCGACGTCCAAAGTCGTTTTCACGAGCAACTTGAATATCTTCTTTGAGTTGAGTTAACTCTTTCTTGAGATGGGTGGTAATTGCACTATTCATTCTTTCAGAACTTTCTTTAACAAATTGAGATTTCAGTCCTTCAAGTTTTTCACGTGCTTCACTGACCAAGCGAACTTTTGTTTCCACTAAGTCACGCTTGTCTTGAGCAAATTCCATGATCTCTTCAGAGAGTGCAGCAACAATAAATTTTTCTAGTTTTTCAAAACCTTCACTGTGTGCTTTACGATCTTTACGTAACTCTCCCAATTCTTCTGCAAGTTTCGACACCATGAATTCATCAAAGCGTTCTGCTGACTCTTGCATTTTTGTTTGGAACTTGACTCGGTCTTCTGCTAGTTTTGCTTTTTCTTCGGCTAATTCTTGAATTTCGCCTTGCAAACCATCAGTTACCATCCTATCTAGGGCTTCTACCATAACTGTTTTGTCATGCTCATAGCGTTGTGCAAATTCCTCACGGAGTTCAGCACGTACCTCATCTTTTGCCTCTAACATTTTAGCTTCCCAAGCTTCGTTGAGCTCTTGGCTAATGTCTTCGTTGATTAGGCCACTATCTAGCAAGGGTTTTATTGCATCTAACATGCGGGTCTCCTAGATTAGATTTTGAGATCCTGAATAAGTCGTTTGACTTCTTCTTTCAGGTATCTCTGTACTTTGTTGCTCGGGCTAGTTTCTCTTGCAATTTCCAAAACTTTATGTCCGTACTTCATGTTATGAAGACCTTCATAAATTGCTTTTGGATAAGCATTAGGAGCACTAGGCTGAGCAACCACATCGACAGTTACTATTTCAAAGTCACTGACATGTCCATTGTTTTCGCTTACATTACCGCTACCTCTTGATGAAACACCAAGTTTTACTCCGCTTTCTAACATAGTTTTTACTAGGTTACCCATTGGAGTAGGTAGGATTTTTAGTTTTCCGTAACCGTTAGGACCATCCATCCACATCTGTTCAATCATGTGCGACACACGGTCTAGGTTAATTTTTAAATCGTCAGGGTGATCAACTTCTCCAAGAACCGAATTTCCCTGTTTGATTTGGTCGTTGAGCGTATTGACTGCTTCTTGGATTTCTCCTACAGGATAAACACGTTCGTTGGCATTTTTTACACCACCTTGGATGCAAATACCTTTCATATAAAGATCCTTACCTTCGCCGTTGCTTTCTACAATAATGTTAGCAGCGTCAAAGGTAAGGTGTTCTTGTAAGAGAGCCATTTACCTATGTCCTTACTGGATTACTGACTTAGTGTTAACACCAGATGCTTGTGTGTTGTCTGCTTTTGGAGCAGGCTTTTCATCTGGAGCTGTTGTTGCACCCATGTCTTGTGCTTTTGGAGCAGGGCGGCCTTTTTCTTCACCACCGTGATCACTTACTGGTTTTGCTTCGGCACCTTTTGCACCGCTGTTAGCTGCTACAGTGCTTTTAGTGTTAGTTCCAGCTTCTTCGCTTTTGACTGGCGCTGGTGCAGCTTTTAAGTCGACGTTTTCCATCATGCCTTCAGTTTCCATTTCGTCATCGTCAACTTCTTCGCTGTCCATGTCTACTTCAACTTCAGTATCTGCATCACCATCCATTAGTTCTTCAAACTCAGACATAAGTTCGTCTAGTTTGTCTTCAAGGTCAACAACACGATCTTCTAACTCCTCATGATCACCTTCGTGCTCATCGGTGTCTCCGTCCATGTCATAGTCGACTTCGATTTCTTCTTCAGCTTCCATGCTTAGACCTGTTTCTTCTGCTTCGATGTCATCAATTAGATCATCAGCAGCGTCACCGCCTAATTCTTCGTCAATGCTTTCGTCCATTTTGTCATCGTATTCGATGTCTTTGGTGACTTTTTTGCCAGCTTTTTCAGCATGGTCGTCTTTTTCAGCATCAGACTCTTCTGTTACTGCATCTTCGTCAAGTTCTTCTTCACTCATTAGTTCTTCGTAGATTTGACGACTCTTTTCCACAACAATCTCGTGGAATAATTCTTTTGCTTTTGACTGTTCTTCGTTGATCACGAATTCAATCAGTTGTTCCATTTTTGTAGTCATGTTTCCTCCATTAGGTTACTAGGCTCTGTAGTATATTTAACACATAGTCAAAGAAACACCGCCTTTAAGGCGGTTTTTTGGTAAAAAATGTATTTTTAGAAAAAAATTTTTATTTTTTTTATTATTTTTAGTTTTATAACTGTGGTTGCTCTGGTTGTTGAGAATACTGCCGTTTTACACTTTTTAATTTTTCTTCAAACTCGTATTGACGTATATCGTTTAACTGTCGCAATTTATTAATTTGTCGAAGAGTTAATTTTGTTTTTCTTAAATCGCCAAGCTGAGGCTGACTGTTGTCTTGTGCAACATCTTGATAGCCAGTAGGCGCAGGTTCAAAGAGTTCAAGTAAAATCATATTGTTATTTATACAGTTGGTGCAGCACCGGCTGCTGGTTGCTGCCCGGGGGCTGCTGCGGCTTGGTCGGCTGTTTCTGCTCCGGGTTCGCCTTCTATTCCCGGTTGCGATAGTTCTTCGCCAGTGGTAATGTCAGATTCAAGATCACCGGGTGTTACTCCAACCGATCTCAAGTCTGAGCCAACCATTTCTGGAGACTCGGGGGTGTCTTGTTCTTCTCTCCATAGACGTTCGTTATCAGCAATTTCATCTTCACTCAATCCAAGATAACGTTTGAGAAGAAAACGTTTACTCAAATATGGCACTTGATCAAGATTCCCAAACACTGCTACTCGAGTGTTGTCAAGCTCGGCTTCGCGATAGCTAGCAAAGTTTTGTGGTGGATTAAACGTGATATCAAACAGCCCGGCATCGATGTTGAATCCCCGCCAACGTAAAAACATTTTAAATTCGTCGTCAAGTTTGTCACATACCAGTCGTTGCAATCTTTCGCAATACTGATTGAATCTGTATTCTTGGATTAATGCAGTACCAACTCTACCATCACTCAATGGACGATCACTGTCATCAGGCCCGGTAGGCAAATAGCTGCTTGGTACACGCAATGCCCTGACCATTTTATTATTAAAATATTTTAAGTCGTCAATCTCACCAAGGTTGCTGCCGCCTGGTAATACTTCTACACTCGATCCTCGACCGTCGGCTGTTTGCGGAAAGAAATAATCTTCGTTAATTGACAACGGATTGTAACTGCTGTCCATTGTGTGTGCGCCCGACGAGCCTTCGCCGCCAGCACGACTTGGTATACGTCTTTGGTGTATTTCGTTTTTAACACGTTCGACAAATCCCATGGCCATGTGTGAAGGCATGTTACCTACATCAATTTTAAATACTCTGCGTTCTGGCGCACGAGCAACACGATAAATCAAAACCGAATCTTCAAGCAGCTCTTTTTGTTTGAAAACTTTAAAAATAGTTTCTAACACACTCATGCCAAACGGCCAATAAAAATCAAGACCTTCAGTGAGACTTAGATGCACAATGTGTTCAGCATCAAGCACTGCTTCGTTCATGGCTGCTGTGAATCGACTTTGTCCTGCTGCGCCTACACCGCCCGGTGCACCACCACTGTTGGGCACTGTGTAATTTCCAGGTGACGAGTATCCAGTTGACGATGGATTGCTTTGATAATCTGTTGTAGTTTTTGCTGCCACAGTTAGATTTTCAAAATTGGGATTGATGTCACGTATCACATACTGTTCAGGACGTTTGCCTTCACTTTCATTTACAATCACTCGCGACACTTTGGTCATGTCAACCCAGTACAATTCAAACGTTTCTGGGTCTCTTACAAAAACTTGATCTCCGTATTTGATTGTGTTACGAAAGATTCTAAAAAGTCTTTGATCGAGTTTGTTGAGTTTTACCCATTGTTGCAACTGCTGCCTGACAATACGAATTTCGTTATCTGTGGGTGTATCGGTATAATTGACTTGAAACGGTAAACTGTCTGATTCTGTTGTTTGTGTTGAAAATTCTGCTAAAATATCTAAACATGCATTGACTTCAGAATCCATATCCATTGCTTCGTATTGATTGTATCTTTCAATACGGTTGGGATGTCCTGAATACACTTCAGGCAATCGACTTGCATAATTTCTATACACCACATCAGCGTGTGAATCTCCGGAATTTCTTCCGTCATTTCTCCCGTATCCCGGAAGCCCGGGATTACCACTTCCGCTCAACGGACTTAGCTGTCCGCCAGAATTTGCAACTTTAAAATATTTTTTCCAAGACATTGTTTATTACTTATGACTAAGATTGTTGAACTTGTAATATACGCTCGGATGTTGAATTGCTTCTTCGTTGTAGATCAACCAAGTCAGACAACAACTTTGCTGTTTCAAGTGAGCCTGTAGAACCTCGCTGCGATGCAATCATTTCACGCAAATCTGTTCTTAAATTTTCTATTGCTGCTTGTATGCTACTAGAATTACCACCGGTTCTAGCAGTACCGCCAACACTGTCTGTGCTGCCAAAGTCAGTTGATATTCCGCCGAGTGCAGAATTAAACTTGCTGCGAGGACCTTGAATATCAACTGGTATGTTTCTTCCATCAGGCAACGGAACAACTGCTTCAGTGCCGTGCATGGTCATACCATAACCTGACGCTGGCCCCGAGAACACACCGCCGTTACGAGCACCGTTGAGTAGAGTCATCATTGAATCCCAAGACACATGTGCTTGATTGTTTCCAACTCCGGCATAATAGCTTTGTCCATGCGCACCAGCAGGTAATGCTGCCCATTCCATTGACAAAGATCTTGCAAACGATGCAGGGCTCATGTCCCCACTGAGATAACTGTTTAATCCTCGACCACGCAACAATGCCATACCGGCTTTGTTTTGTGTGGTTTGATCGAATGTATCTTGTAAATCAAGAACACCGTTATTGACAAGTCCTCTTAGTGTGCTGCGAATAATCTGATAACGACCAACCGCACTACTGGTTGCGCCAGGCCAACTTCTCCATCTTCCTTGTTCTTGTAAAACTTGTGCAACACTCATTGATGTTAAATCTAATGTACTGCCTCCGTTTACAATATTGTAATTCCCGTTGGATTCGTATTGAGCTAGAAAGTCTAGTATTTGTTGCCCAGTTGCTGTTCCCACTACTGGAGGAACAGCAGCACTTGGAGCCGCAGCACTTGGAGCAGCAGCACTTGGAGCAGCAGCTGGAGGAGCAGCAGCACTTGGAGCAGCAGCTGGGGGAGCAGCAGCACTTGGAGCAGCAGCTGGAGGAGCAGCAGCACTTGGAGCAGACATTGGTACTGCTCCTGCACCTTCTTTAAGTGTACCGTCGGGGTTGTGTGTTGCACCGTACAGTCGATCCCAGCGATCTTGTGCTCGATTTCGGCCACCCTGTGAGTTAGGTCTAGGAGGCACATCTGTGGGAATTGCTGGACCTCCAGCTGCACCTGGCGTTCCAACTTCTCGTCCACCAACTCGCAGAAGTCCACCTGATGGTTCTGGTACCCCAACTATGTCAGCAAAGAAGTCAACTGCTTCACTAAACAAATCGCTGGCAGTAGCGTTAATATTTGCAGCAATATTAAATCTACGCAATGCAGCATCTTGTATCATTGCAGCAGACTGTTGAAGTCGTCCAGCTTCAACCATCAATTCAGTGTCTCCACCGGCAGCAATTCGTTTTCCTTGTTCGGTTTCAAGCACTTTTAATAATGCATCGGGTCCTGAAAGTCCTTGACGATTTGCTTCTTCTAGAAGATTTGAAATTCTCTGCTGAAAGTCAGCTGTTTTAACGAAATCCGTTTGCAATGCGTCGATGTTGCCTACTAATGCAGTAGCACCTGCTAGCTGTTGCTGTTGTAGCCTAACACTTTCGCCCATGTGTTGAGCCATTTCTATTTGACTCATACCGGGTCGAGCAAGAAGTTCACTGATGCGATATGTTTGTTCAGCAGCTACGGCCTCGGGTGTGGTCATACCACCAGCAGCATATTGCAAAATTCCTCGGAATCCACGTTCATCGCCGAATGCTTTAGCAACAGCAGCCGCTTGTTGTGCAGCATCAAGTCTAGCTAGTCGTTCAGTGTCACCGGTTTGTTGTGCTTGGACCATTGCTGCACGAAATCGTGTTTCTGCAAGAGCAGCTTCTCTAGCAGCGGCTTGGTCTTTTCTCGATTGTCCAGTTAACTGTGCAGCTAAATCAAGTTCTCTAGCAAAATCTGAAGATGCTTCGATAAGATCTCGTGTGTTTCGAACTTGCAGTCTTCCGGTTCTGGCTTGAATATTCATGTAAGCCATGGCAGATTCACGCTGTTCTTGCGCACTCATGCCTAACATTTCAAGCTGTTCACCTAGTTCGCTTTTGTATAGGCCTCCAGCAACATCTGCAAATGCTCTAGCACCGTCAGCTACTGTAGTCCCCATGAATGCCAGCTTTCGAGAACTTTCAGTGATCATGCTGTTGAACTGATCAACTTCTGATACTGACATTCCCAATCGTTGCATCAAATCAAACGCACCGTCAAGTCCTTGTGCGCCGCTTGCACCAACTGTGCTTAACTGTCGAAAACTTTTAAATAACGCATCAACTTGCTGTGCTGCCAGTTTGTTTAGTTCAATTGCTAACTCGCCTGCCTCGCTGCCGAGTTTTATTAACTGGCCGCCAACAAATATTGCACCTTTAACAAATATACCACCTGGTACAAATATCGAAAGCAGCGATACTAGGTTACCAATTGAGCCAATTGTGTCAAGTACCGGATCTGCTAGATCTTCAATTGCTTCTGCACTAACTTGTGCTCCGCGTTGTCCTTGGTATAGCGCTGAACTAAAACTTTTAAGTGCTTGAGTGGTTCCGGTTATTGTTGATGTTAACAGCTGAAAAGTCGCTTGTAATGCTAGATTATTACCAGCTAAATCTTGAAAACCGTTTTTCAATCGTTCAGCAGTGGTACCAGTGTTCCCTAGCTGATCAAAAAGTTCTCTACTGACCGATGTTTCTCGTTGTCGTTCTCTAAGAGTTCTTGAAAGATCACGAACACCTTGATCTTTGTTTCGTCTAGCTGCTTCTTTGGCCAGACGTTCAGTTGTTAGGCGTTCTTGTGCAATTTGGTCTTCGGTTTTTAGTGCGTTCCTAGCTGCTTCTGCTCTCAAGTCAGCTTCACGACGAGCAGCAGTTATGTTTTGATTGATTTGCCTACGTTGTTTTTCTTGTGCATCAGCGGCTCGATCGGTATCGGCTGCAAATCGACGCATGTATCTTTGTTCTTCGGTTTTTGTTTTGGTTGAACCGTCAACAGTGGAAGCTAGTTTTCCCAGAGCTAGGATCAAACGATCAATACCTCGAGAATTATCCGAGATTGCTTGCTTGGTTTCTTCCAAGCCTTTGGTGCCCATACGCTGATTGTTCAGAGTATCAACTAATTGACGCAAGTCGTATAAGAGATCTTCGACTTGCCGATCAGACATTTCCGCCATGGTTAACTACGCCTATAAATAATACACACATATTTATCGATTGGGAGAACCATGGAATCAAACCCTTTAAAACAGTACTTTAGACAACCTGCCATTTATATAAGATTGCCAAGCAAAGGCGATTTTTATCCAGAAGGCACACTGACACGTACCGAAAACAGCGAATACCCTGTTTTACCAATGACTACAATTGACGAAATAACATACCGTACTCCGGATGCATTGTTCAACGGGTCTGCTGTAGTGTCAGTTATAAAAAGTTGTTTACCAAATCTACTAGATCCTTGGAAAATGCCAACTATCGACATCGACACTATATTGGTTGCTATTCGAATTGCCACATACGGGCATCAACTCGATATTGGTACTAGATGCCCTTCATGCGGCAACGAAGACGAGTATGCACTTGATTTACGTGTTGTTTTGGAACAAATTACAGCACCTGATTATTCGATGTTTCTTAATTTAAACGACTTAAAAGTTTATTTTAGACCCATGACATATGCTGAAATGAACGAAAACAGTATGCGACAGTTTGAAGATCAAAAAACTTTGCAGGTTATCCAAGACAGCGAAATAGAAGATTCAAGCAAAATGGAACAACTGGCCGAAGTACTGCAAAAAATAACAGCTTTCACTAGCACTGCACTGGCACAAAACATATTGATGATCGAAACTCCAGATTCTAAAGTGACCAATCGCGATCATATACAAGATTGGTTATCTAACACTGATAGATCTACATTTAATCGTGTACGAGATCACATCATCAAAAACAAAGAAACTGCCGAATTAAAACCAGTTGGTATACAGTGTCAAGAATGCAGCCACCAATATCAACAAACATACACACTGGATATGACAAATTTTTTCGAGGCCGCCTCCTGATCTTACAAAGTGACGAGATCTCCGAATGGGTTGACGGCATGGAGAAGGAGGCTAAAGACATTCGCAACGACACTATTAATTTGTGTTGGCACATGCGTGGTGGTATCGATTACAATCAAGGCATGATGTTAAGCCCTGGTGAACGAGAGTTAATCGGAAGTATGATTAAAGAACACATGGAAGTGGTCAAGAAAACTGGACAGCCGTATTTTTAAATGAATTTAGATCAAGCCAAAACCGACATTATGGAATGGATAACAACATTCGTAGAAGTTCCGCATCCTTCTTTGGGAGACTGGAGTCCGTGCCCGTATGCTCGTCGTGCCAGACTCGACAATCGGATAGACATACAAGCAGGCACTTCGAATGTCTACCAAGATCTCAAACAAGTTGATGTCAAAGACTGGGATGTTGTCATGCTTGTTTACGATCCCAAAAATCACACCGCAGAAGATTTTGATCAGCAGATTCAACAAGCTAATCAAGATATGCTTGTACCAAACAACACAATTGCACTGGGAGATCACCCCGACGAAGTTGAAAACATAAACGGTGTAATCATGAACCAAGGGAAGTGGGCATTGGTGTTTGTACAAAAATTAGACGAACTAAACACAAAAGCTCGTGCTATTGGAAAAATAGGATTTTATGACACATGGCCCGAAGATTACCTTGACGGTCTGTTTTTGCACCGAGAGGATCCACGATGACAATACCAATATACTTTCAAGGAGGCACACACGGAAATTTTTTAGAATTTTTTCTTAACCAATTTTTAGCAAATGTCAGTATGCATCAAGACACCCCGTTTGCGGCCAATGGTGCAGCACACAACAAACGGTATGCCGAAGAACCTGTATTTAAATGCCAAGAAGGACCACACAATCTCGATCAAGGAAAAGTTATTGTAATTCAAGCACAGCACGAAGATTTACTGCCGTTGCTGTGTATTAGCTTTTTACGTACCGGTGATTTTGGTGTTGATCCTGAACGGCTACACGAAGATACCTGGGAGATCATGGACAACCGAGATTATCGCCCGGTTCGAGATCATATAAAATCTATGTTTTTCACAGATACGGATGAAAAGTTTGACGAAGAAAATCCCAACTGCCCGAAACGAATATTAAGAGAATATTTTAAACTGGGATTTAAAAATCAAGAAAGTATTCCTTACATTGTGTCACATGCAACATCTGATGATGTTTTTGTTTTTCCTTATATTGAATTTTACAACACTTCAAAATTCATGATACGTGTAAACATGTTAGCCGACTGGTTAGATATGCCAAAACCCAGTAACATGATGGATACACTGAAGTTGCATTCAGATTTTTTATCACGTCAAATATATCGCAATGTTAAAAAAGATGCAGATCGTGTAGTAACCGATGTGTTAAACAACAAAGAATTTGATATTCCCAACTTAAATGTTATTCAGCAGGGATACGTTGATCATTGCATCGAAGAAGCAACCGGTATCGAAATGCCAACCGACAACAACAATTGGTTTACAACTTCTCAAGAAATACACAAACACATTGAAGAACGAAAAAACAGCAACTGGGGTTATTAATGAGCTATCAGTATGCTAGAATCAATCTTGCCAAAACCAATTATCAAGACAATCAACTGGATTGGAAATTTATTCGAGATATTGACGGTGACACCATAGATAAACTACAAGATGTGTATCGCACCTATTGTCGATACAAACGATTTTCTAGTGTAATGCCTATATTTCCTAGCGAGTACACACACGAAGCAGTAGATGTTATTGGATACTACGACAACAACTGTCTTGAAGCCTGGAGTCTAATACAGAAATTTGACAACAAAAATGTCTATGCCTATCAGTTTGCATGGACATATCATAAACCTCGATTGCGATTGGGTATTCGCTCGCTAGAAACCGAATGTGCTATTTACAAAAAACTAGGTTATGATTATCTTTACCTTGAACAGGCACATCTTTATAAAAAATCGTTTGACGGATTTGAAATACTTGGACCTATTTAATAACTGGAGAAACCATGGACGTATACACAATTTACGCTGATCACAGCGAAGAAACAAATGCTCACGAGTTTGTGAGTTTGATGCGCAAATTCCTAGATCGAATGGTAGAACTCGGTCGTATGGAAACATATCGTATTACTCGTATGAAACTGGGCTTTCGCAGTATGGATTTGCCAGAGTTTAGAATTGACATGGAGTTCAAAAATCTACAGCAATTAGATGATAGTATGACCAGTGTGCTACGCAACGAAAAAAACATCGAAAACGAACATGTTGGTTTTAATCATCTAGTAGATGTAGAAACAATACAACACTTTTTGTACAGAGATTTTCCCGACGAAGTATAATGCAACATTTGAGATTTGATTTTACTGCAACCGAATGCCAGGGATGGCCACGTATACGCATCTGCATAGACGGAGATGTGTTGCTGGATCATGATTTTTCTAGTAGTCAAGAATCAGTTGAAATCGAATACGATGTAATCGACGGCGATCATACCATAGAAATCGAACGTTGGGGAAAACAAAACTTCAATATGATACATCAAGATGGAGAAATTTTAAAAGACCAAACAGTCACACTCGATGATATTTGGATCCAAGATGTATGCTTGCCCGAGTGGTTTAAGTCATCGGGCCAATTTGTCTGGCAGCAAGGTGTAATACCCAATGGACTAACTTGGGGGCCAAACGGTGTATTTTCAATTCCGTTTCAATCACCGTTGATTCCGTGGATAGTCAAACAAAAGTTCAAAGACAGTACCGATCAACCCGGACTTTATATACCAACTGACAGCAATCAACAGCAGGTACACCAACTGCTGGAAAAATTTCAAAACGATTTAAACCAAGTCAATGTTTAACAGAGTTGCTTTAATATCTAGTGCTCAACTTTCGTTAATTAGAGCGCCGGCAGCTTTGGCTTTCATGGCTGGAGTTTGCGAGAGCAACAACACAGATTATCAAGTCTGGGATCTCAACAGCGAGCTACGAAAACGATTGGGCAATCGAGTTTGGTCAGAAGCCAATCCTTACAGTTCAAACAACTTAGACGAACTGCC